CATATCCATTAATGGAAAAATAATAGGAGGAGATGAAGAAGCAACATATACAATAGCAAGAGATAAAGAAGAGGCCTATGAAGCAGGAAACTATCAACCAGTAGAGATTGTAGGTGGTAAATTCCACATAACAGGCAGTTTAACAAGAGCATTTATTGATGTTGATTTGTTAAATGAGTTAATGCCAAAATCAGCAATTCCAGCAAGTGTAACAATCACAGGAACAGTTGTTAGTGGAAAAACACCAAGCAGGAATGTTACAATCTTTGGAGCAACATTTGATAGTGTAGAGATAACAGGATTAGGTTTAGACAGCTATGCAAAGAACACACTACCATTTAAAGCATTAGACTGGAGATTTGACTAAATAAATTTTTTATTTTTAATTTTTCAAAACCGAGAAGGTGAAAAACATGAGGCAAATAACTGATATAAAAAGGAATAAAAGAACATTCAACCTAACTTTAGATGAATTTAGGAAAGGAGAATGGCTAAAAGAAGTTCCAGATAGTGATTTAGTTGAGATAACATATAAAAACCGCTATCTGACAATCAACGACTGCCATATAAAGAAGTTGGTTGATTTAAAGAAAAGAAAATCCGAGAAGGAAAAGGAGGGAGATAAAGATGAATGAGGTAGATAAAACAACACAACCAAAACCATTTGAAAGCAATGAAGAAAAACAGAACACTCCTATGAGTGAGGATGTTCAGGAGGCAAAAACAACCTTTGGAGAAGTAGAAGATGAAAGCTTACCAAAGTGGTTAAAGAGGACAGAGAATGGAAATTTAATCTGCAAAACCAACGATGGTGAGTTTGAATTCACTGACATACCCTATAAAAAGATTATAAGTGCGAAAAAGAGAGCAACAAGACGACAAGCAGATGGAACAGAATACACAGATATGGATACATTTGAGATGATATTAATTAGCGAGAGTTTAGTAAAACCACAAATGGGAGAAATGCAAATAAAAGAGTTACGTGGTTCTACAGTTATGAAATTGAGAGCAACAATCTACAAATTGTATGATATAGCAAGTTTTTTGTCAATATAGGGCGACAAATAGAGAAAGGTGTTTTTGTTGAAAATTTTGAAAACAATAACTACGAATGGTTGTTAGGTGTTGTTGCCCTACGCTGGAACTTACCACTCCATGAAGTAGAGAAGTGGAACTTTCAAGATGTGTTAAGGCATTTTAAATTATATAAGTATGAGATTGAGAAGATAAAATCCGATACGGAAAGTAAAGAGGATTAAATATAGAAGATGCCAGATAGAGAAATCAACATAAATTTTAAAACAAACCTTGCAGAAGTAAACAAACTACAAGAAGGTTTAAATAAACAATACAATCTTCAAATTAAACTACTTCAACAATCACAAGGTTTGAGTAAATCCCAGCTTGGTAATTTATATAAGCAGAGAAGTGCTTGGGAAAAATTAAAGCTTACTTCTGACTTAACTAATGATGAGATAGAGTATATAAACAAAAATCTTGATAGTGTGAATAAAACCATTACTGAAACAGAGAATCCTTTTGAATCTATGCTTAAATCTGTTACTCCTTTTGGTGGTTTATTAATCTCACAAAAAAAGAAGTTTGAAGAGCTATCTACAGTAATGAAAAAGGTAGAAAAGAGTGGTGGGTTTATCAACATGCTTTCTGATTATTCTAAAAATTTCACATCAAAATTAAAAGAAGTAACAAAAAATTTAACAACAGCATTTGGAACAGGTATGCAAGGTATGATAAAAGGTTTAGGAATGACAATAACCAAAGTGACAATTCCTGCAATTAGTGGAATGATTACTGCACTTTCTCCTATACTTCCTATTATATTAGCAATAGGTGCAAGTATTTTTGTCTTACAAAGATTGTGGAAGAATAATGTTGGTGGTATGCAGACACAATTCCACAGGTTTATTGGGGCTATAAAAGACACTTGGCATAAATTTATTGTTATGTTTGATAAATTATTAAGGCAGTTAGGACCTTTGTTTAAAATAATCTTTACAACAGTATTTGTTCCACTTACAGCAAGTGTTAAATTATTGGGTGGATTGTTTAAGATGATTTTTGCTATACTCTCTCCTATTTTTAATGTAGTGAGTGAGATAGGCAAAGCATTGCTTGAACCATTTGAAATATTCACAGGAAAGAGTGGAAAAAATGCCTTAAATGTTTTTGATGCAATAGCAAACTCATTAGCTTGGATTGGTAAAGCAATAGGATTTATTTTAAAATTCTCACTAAAACCTGTTATAATTCCATTTAAATTATTAGGGGCTTATATAAAGTTTGTTGTGGATGTGTGGAAGTTGTTAATTGGCAAAGCAAAAGAGGGCTTTAATGCCTTTATGAAGTTAAGCTTTGTTCAAAAAATCTTCAAAGGAATACAAGACGCTATTTTAAAAACCAAAGACTTTCTTATGGATATGATTGCACCATTTAAATGGCTTATAGAAGGGGCAAAGAAGATAGCTCACTTTTTAGGTATAGGAACAAAAGAAACAAAAAAGCAAAGTGAAGCAACAAGAGAATTAAAGGCAATAAAATCAGCCCCTATTTCAACAACTCAAATATTCAACCAACAAAAAACATCTACTATCAATAACACAGCAAGTGTTGTAGTGCAAAGCAGTGGAGCTATAACAGAGGAGAGTGCACCACATATTGGTAATATTATTGCCTCATCACTAACAACTGGAGCAAGGGTGGTATAGAATGAGTTTATATATAATCAGAGCAGAAGGTGAAGACATACCATTGAATGTAGTTAGTGGGCAAACTTGGGGAGGAACACAGCAAACTGTTGTTTATGAAAGCCCAGGCACAAATGGTGGTGTAGTTGTTGTAACAGGCAGAACTACTAACACTATAACACTCACAGGCAAATTGTTGGTTAAGGATAAAACACAACCACCTTTAATTGATTTAAATGAGCAGAAGAATAAATTTCTCCGGCTGAAAGATAAAGGCATACCTATTGTATTGCTTGCTCCTGTTGATAACAACGATACAGGTGTTTATCTTATCACTGAATTTACAGGAAATGTTGTAGAAGGTTTGCCTAATGCCTTGCCTTTTACTATGACACTAACAGAGTATAGGCAGGCAAATTTAAAGAGAACTATTGTTAATTTAATCAGCTTTGAACCGGCTGAAGAATTCCGGAGAATATTAGAGGAAAGGGAAATACTCCCAACTTAAAATGTATATAAAGCAGATAATGGAAATAGGAAGTAATGGAAATAGCATAGCCACAGAAGATGCTTTTGGGATTAGTGGAGAGTTTGATATAGATAATTTATGTGGAACTCTCAATTTTAACTTACCCTACTTTATCCCACTTCCAGATAGCACTACTCCTCAATATACTGCTTCTGGAATGTTGAAAGAAGGTGTGGATATAACAAGGCTAAAGAAGTTTGACACAGTAAGGTTGTTTTATGGAGAGTTTGAAACAGACCCTGGTGTTATAGAGCAAACAAAGAAAAGGTTTGAGGTTATAAAACCAGATGGTAATAAAGAGATTGTAGAGGAGAATGTATATAAAGCAGGTGGAGTTGAGCTTAAATTAATTTTTGATGGTTTTATTGACACAATAAAGTTGAATAAATCCAAATCTTCTATTAATTATGAAATAGGAGCATTAGGAACACTTGGTTTGGCTAATTATAGGAATTTAAGCTATGAACGTAAAGAAGGAACAGCGTATGAGTTAATTCTTACACTCTTGCAGATAAGTGGATTACAACAAGGGCAGTTTAACATATACCCAGTAGAGAGAGATTTAATTCCTGCTTATAAAATAAGGTTTATAGATGTAGATGCAAAGAATAGAGTTTTAATTACAGATGGTGGCAAAGAGTTAAAAACAGTTTTAGATGGCTTGAGAAAGAAATATGCACTCATAATCCATCAAAGTGGAGATGGTTATATTAATGTTATGACACCTTACTTTTTATTAAGTGCAGGAAGTAATGAGTTTTTGAATGTTAATGCTTGGCAGTTTGATATAAACAATGGAACTATTTATGATATAGATTATGGTGACCTCACACAAAATTATAATGCAGTAGTTGTTTTGGGAGGATTTTCTGATGCAGGAGTTGCTTATGGCATAGCAGTTGACCCTATTGCTGTGCAGAATAATGGAGGGCATATAAATTATCTCACCTTTGAGAATAGAAACCTTACAAGTGATGAGGAATGCCAACAAGTAGCAAGAGATAAATTATTGGATATGGAGAAGAATTATGTTATAACCTTTAAAACAAAATTCCACCCAGAGTTTATGGTAGGACAACCATTTAGGATAATAGATAATGATAGATTCACAGGTGAAGAAACCCTTATATTAAAAAAATACTCTTTTACTATTGATAAAAATGATGTTAGTTGCACTGTGCAGGGTTTTGCACATGGTGCTACTATGATTCCAGAAGATATTGCACTACAACCAACAGGTGTATTGGATGTTGATATACTACAAATAAGAGAAAAGGAGTTAGATATAACCAAATGGAAGGAGTTAGCATAAAATGGCACAAGTAAGACCACCAAAAAGGCCGTTTATTGAGCCGAATAATTTTGTAAAATTGATTAAGGAATTGATAGAGAGTGAGATAAAGAAGAATAATTTAGGTGTAAGTATATGGCAAGTTACTGATATAAAATCAAGAGAACAAGATGGCTATATAACAAGCTATAAGTGTAATATCAAGCATCCTAATTTTAAATACACTTTAGATGATGTTAGTATGATTGGAATTGGTTTAGGCCATATGAAAGGGATTATGAAATATCCAAATGTTGGAGATTTTGTTTTAGTTGCCTTTATGGGTGAGCAACCCTTTATTTTAGGAACAGTATTTGACTTTTTTTCAGAGCCAAAGGATTCAATACCACTTGTTAAGTTAGATGAGTTATTAATCATACAAAAAGAAAGAGGTAGCTTGATTTTAATGAAGGATAATAATGATGTTGTAGTAAGGGCAAGTGATGAGAATGGAAACTTTGATAATGGAGCAAGATTAAGAATAAACCATGATGGTAGCTTTAAATTATTTAATAAAGAGAATTATGGAATAGAAGTAGATAAAGATGGTAATATGCTTTTAAGAGGACAAACAATAAATGCAACACAACAACCAGGTGAGTGGTAAAAATGAAGCCAAATAGAGAATATGTTTTAAAGTGTAGAAAACGAGCTGGAAAGTATGATAAAAAATTAGAGAAATTAGTGAATGAAATGATTAGGTTAGGAGAGAGTCCAAAAGTTGTAGAAAGAGTAAGCCAGTTCGCAAAAGTAGATGCAGAATATTGTAGTGTGATGTTAGAGATGTTTCATGATAAAAAGATGCCAAGATATGTTATAGATTTTTATGAAGAAATCTATAACACAGTAAAGTCAGTGATAGAGAGCCAAAATACCGAAAATAAACTTTTGAAGGAGTATTTAAAATAATGCCTTTAAAATGAAAGTTGTTGTAGAAGATGCAATTTCAGAACATACAGGTTCAACAGTTGTTGGTGCTGTTAGTGGGAGTATCAGCGTTGGTAGTAACAATTTTTTCAGCATTGGATGGAAACTTGTTATGGTCGAGGACGGCACTATTGATATTCCTGACCACCAATATCAGCTTGACCCTCCTTTATATCATAGCCATAATTATCAACCAGATACGCTGAAAAACAATTATTTTTTTATAGAAGGAAAGAAAATAGTGTTAGTAGGAGATAAATACTCACAAGATGAGAGTGAGATTAAAACAGCAGGAAGTAATGATTTTGTAGAGGTAAATTAAATGGTGTTGAAAAGTTATGCAGAAGAACATCCAGAGGAATATTTAGGCAGAGATATATTCCTAAATGCAAAGAATGATATAGTTATAAACTCAAAACAAGACCTTACACAAATTAGGTATTATGAGAATTTAAAACAAGCTATAATAAACAGGTTGAGAACATCATTTGGTGAGTTAGAACTACACCCAAATTATGGTTGTAGATTGAATGAATTAATTGGAACAAATCCAAATGAACTTACACTTCCTATTGCTAAAATGCACGTAAGAGAGGCATTACTACAAGAACCAAGAATTGAGGAAATAATAAATATAAAGCCAAGCTTTAGAGAAGGAACAAACAAACAGGTTATTGATATAGATATAGTGGTCAAGCCAATAAAACAATTAGAGGTATTGAATTTAGTTTATTCCCTTTTTATATGAGGTAGAAAATGACTGTGTTTAAAATAAAGAAAAAGAATGAAATTATAAATGATATTTTAATTGAGATAGTAAGCAATGTAGATGATGTAACAGATGTTAATGTAGGAAGTGTTTTAAGAACATTAGTAGAGGCATTAGGAGTTGAGTTAAGTGATTTATATAGTGAGTTAGAAACTGTTTATAAAGGAACAAGAATTGACACTGCAACAGAAGATGATTTAGAGAATTTAGGTAAGTTATTAGGTATAGAAAGAAAGCAGGGAACAAAATCACAAGGTTATGTTAGCTTTATTAGAAGAACACCTGCTACAACTGACTTTACAATTCCAAGTGGGGCTATTATATCAACACAACCAAACACAGCAGAAGAACAGTTAAGATTTGTTGTTAAAGAGGACACAACATTTTTATCACAAATCACAGATGAGAGCAATAAATTTATAAATGGAATTTATGAGTATAGCTTGAATGAAAGGTTTATAGATAGCATACAATCATTAACTGGAACAGCTGGTGGAGTTGCATTTACTTTCACCGAAGGAACTGACTTCTCTATTGTAAAGGATTTTGAAGGATTAGTTTTAGACCCAGATAGTATAGTAGTTTTAGATAGTTGTGATAGCACAACAGATTGGAATGCCTCAACTGGAGCTACTGCAATAGAGTTAGATAATGCAGATTATAAACAAGGGAATGGCTCTTTAAAATTAGGCAAATCAACCACTACATCAAATGAGGTTTACTATGATAAGGTAATAGGCAGTGTAGTAGATGGCTCAAATAAAAATGGATTTTTATGGTTAAAGATTAGTGATACAACTGCTTTGAATAAATTAAATTACATAAAACTAACCTTTGGAAGTGGTGGCAGTATAGATAACTCATATTCAATTAAATTCTCAAAATCAGACTTATCAGTAGGTTGGAATATGATTAAAGCTGATTTCTCACTTGCTACTGTTGAAAAGCTTGGTTTCCCAAACAGAGTGGCAATGAATTATTTAAGGATTACACTCGCAACAAATAATGCAGAGGATACACTAACAAGTGGAGATGTAAAAATGGACTTCTGGCTGTTTGGAACTTCAGAGGATTATATAGGAGATGTTGTAAGGTTTATTCCAACAGGAACTCTGCCTGATAATAACACAAACTTTCTTACAACATATAAACCTTTAAGCAAAGAGGTTTTATGTGAATCAGAAGCTGTTGGTAAAAAATACAATATTTCAAAATTAAAAATCACTTACAAAGTGAGTTATATAGCTAATATAGATAGTGTTAAAAACTACAAACAACAAAAAGGCGGAACTGATGAAGAAGCAGATGATGATTTAAGAGAAAGGATTAGAAATGCAACAGAGTTAAAAGGTAAAGCAACTGTTGAAGCATTAAGGCAAGCAGTATTGGGTGTTGAAGGAGTAACTTCTATAAGCATAGATGATATGCCAGAGAGAAGCCAAACAAACGAAGCACATACCCATATTAGTTTTGCTACTACTCCTACTATTGCTTTAGATTTTGAAGTCGCACAAGATAATGATAATTTTGTTGTAAGTGGAACAAGAGGGGGGGCAAATATCACATTTGTTAAAAACACAGACTACTACTTACAAGATAGTGTTATCCACTGGGTAGATGATAGCAAAGACCCAGATGACAATACCACTGTTTATGTTAGTTATGATTACAGATGGCTTGGTCATGTTAGAATGTTTGTAGCAGGAACATCAGCACCACTCGCAAGTGAGGTTGTTGATAATATAAACACTGCTATCAATGATACAAGAGCCGCAGGAGTAGATGTAGAATGGGCAGAACCATCTGTTGTGATAGTAGATGTTGATTGCTCTATTCTAATAGACACAGCAAGTGGTTATAGCTTTGATATTGTAAAAGAAGATGTAAAAGCAAAAGTAGAAAGTTTCCTTAACGAAAAAGGCACTGGAAAAGATGTTTATATTGCAGAGTTGGTGGATGTAATAATGGAAGTTAGTGGTGTTTTGAATGTGGTAATAAACCAACCTGCAAGCGATGTAAGTATAAATGTAGATGAGGTGGCAAGGGCTGGAAGCATTACTATAACACAAATTTAAATCATTTTTAAATACTAAAAATGTTCAAATATATATACGAGAGGTAAAGAGAATGAGTGAAAGAGTGCATAAAATTCTAAATAGGCTACCTACATGGTGGAGTAAAGAAAAAGATAGCCAAACAGAGCATTTGATTAAATCATTCTCTGAAGAATTTGACTCTAATTTTATTGAGATAAACAACCTACATACAGAAGTTTATGTTGAAACATCAAGTGGAAAAAGATTAGATGAATTAGGTAAGATATTTAAATTAAGCAGGAAGCCAAACGAAACTGATAGTCAGTTTAGAACAAGGATAAAAGCATTTTGGCCTGGTTTCAGTGGTGGTGGAACTATACCTGCTATCAAATCAACAGTCAGTAAGATGACTGGCATACCAGAAGAAGATGTAAGTGTTATTGAAACAACACCACATAATTTAAAATTTAGGGCAAGTATTGATATTAACGAAGAAGGCGATGATTTACTTATTCCAACAATGCGTGATGTTGTTTGGAATATTAAAGCCGCAGGAATATATCCATTTTTTAAATGGAATTTTTGTGGGGATTTAACCACAGAAAGTCTTGCAGTTGAGGATAGTGTTAGTGTTCAATATATAACACAACTAGTTTGGTTTTCATGGGAGGCAAGTTTAATTGATGGAGGAAATGTATTGTGGTGAAGATGGATAATAAAGATAGTTTAAAAATAAAAGGGAAAGTAGAGATATTTGATTTAAAAACAAAAGAAAAACTCTATGAGAAAGATAATTTAGTTGTAAATACTGGGCTTACTTTAATTATAGATAGGTTGAAAACAAACACAATAAATCCTTTAAGCCATATAGCAGTTGGAACTGGCGATACACCTGTAAGTGCAACAGATACACAATTAGAGAATGAGATAATGAGAAAAGCTATATCTGACATAGATACAGTTGGAAATATACTAACTGCAAAAACACAGTTTGAAGATTGGGAAGCAATAGAACACTGGCGTGAAATTGCTATATTTAATGCCCCAGCAGGTGGTGTAATGCTTAATAGGGTTAATATAGATTTTGAAAAAACAACACAAGATGCTGTGGAAGTTAAATTCACATTAACAATTACGAGTTGATAAAAATGGTTTTAAAGTTTGAGAAAAATAAAAGAGCATATGTATCTGATTTAAATAATTTAGCCATGATGAACAGAAACGCAGTTAGAAATGGCTGTGAAGTAGTTGCACATTCACCTGCTGATATGGGTGTAAGGGTAAGCAGTGGAAGTGTATTCTTCGGACAGAATGTTGTCAGTGTTGCAGAACAAGACTTAACAATAAATGAAAGTCATCAAAGTTATGATAGAATAGATTTAATTGTGGTTGATAATACAGGAACTGCAAGTGTTATAGTTGGAACACCAGAACAAGAACCACATACACCTGACTATGACCCTCTTAATTATGTTGTTTTGGCAAGAATATGGGTAGATGATTTAGCCACAACTATTGAAACTACAAATATTGTTGATTTAAGGGTTTTAAATGAAGGAATTGGAACATTTGGAAAGTATGTAGAGAGTGGTATTACATCACAAACTTCTGTTTCGGTTATGCACAATTTAAATGATTACGAACCAGTTGTTATTTGCTATGATGAATCAAATAGAGTTGTTATTCCAGAGAGTATAGTAGTAAATTCAGATGATGAGATTACAGTTACCTTCAATCCTGCTTTCTCTGGAAAAATAGTAGTCCAAGGAGGAAGTGGAGGCACATCAGGAGGAGCTGTATCACCACTCACAATAAGAGAGCAAGATGGCTCACCTACTGTATTGAATGTTGATGATATTAAAGTAAGTAATGGAACACTTACTGATGAAGGAGATGGAACAGTAAGTTTGGATTTAAGTGGAACACCGGGAACTTACATACATAACCAAACAACATCATCTACAACTTGGGTTATAAACCACAATTTAGGCCAACAGGTTGTGCAAGTGCAATGTTATGATAGTAGTGGTTACTGGATACAGCCACACTCAATACAACTGAATGATGCTAACACTTGCACTGTTACTTTATTAAGTTCAGAAAGTGGTCAAGCTATTGTGAAAAAATAATTATTTTTAAATAATAAGGTAGTGTTATGGATATATAAAATAAAAAAATGGAGGAATTAAAATGGTAAGGTTAATTGGTGAATTAAAATCAAAACAAATTGAAGCTCAACCTATCAACGATACAGACAACGCTTTAATTATAAAAAATTCAAGTGGTGCTGAAACTTTTGTTTTAAGAGCAGATGGTAAAGCTATAACAGATTTAAATATGAACTCACAGGCAATTCTAAACGCAGTGATTGATGGTGACAGTAACTCACTATACTCAAAAACATACGCTGGAAGCCCAGATGGTGTTATATCTGGCTCACCTGGTGAGTTTTGCTTTGACACAACAAATAATGATTTATATATTTGTGTTACTGGAACAACTTGGCAGAATGTAGGTGGAGCATCAGGAGGAGGAGATATTACAAGTGTTGTAGCTGGTGCTGGTCTTACAGGCGGTGGAACAAGTGGAGATATAACTCTTGATATTGTGAGTGGTAATAATGCAATAGTTGTTAATGCTGATAATATAACTCTAACTTTAAATGCAACTGCAAGTGGTTTAGAAACAACAGATGGTTTGGCAATATCAGATAGCATAGCAGGAGCAGGATTAGCTATCTCAAGCAAAGTATTGAGTGTTAATGCTGGCAATGGCCTAACAATAAGCGGTGATGATGTTGTTATTGACACAGCTATCACTTGTGATTTAACAACTGCTCAAACACTTTCAAATAAAACTCTAACAAGCCCTGTGATAAATGGAAGTGTTAGTGGAACAGCAATTATAGATGATGATACATTCGCAACTGCAAGTGCAACTACATTAGCAACATCTGAATCTATAAAAGCTTATGTAGATAGTGTAGCAAGTGGTTTGGATTTAAAAGAGTCTGTTGTTTGTGCAACTTATGCTGATAGCAACTGGACTACTAATGTAGCAATAAGTTATTCTTCACCAACACTTACAATTAGTGGCTTACCAGCAGGAACAACTCTTGGTTTAATAGATGGTATAGAACCAACAACTGATGATAGAATTTTAATCAAAGATGCTGGAAGTGCAGGAGGAGCTGGTGGAGCAGAAAGTGATTTATATAATGGTATTTGGAAAGTTACTGGAGGAACTACAACTTCACTAACTTTAGTAAGAACTTCTGACTTTGCTTCTGGAGATTCTGTAGCAGGAGCATTCACTTTTGTTGAGCAGGGAACACAACATGCAAATGAAGGATTTGTATGCACCAACAATAGTGGAAGTGATGTTGTTGATACAGATAATATAACATTCACTCAATTTAGCCAAGCAGGAGATATAGTTGCTGGAAACGGTCTAACAAAGTCAGGAACAACTTTAAATGTTGGAGCAGGAACTGGTATAACAGTTAATGCAGATGATGTGGCGATTGATTTAGGAGCAAACCTAACATGGTCAGGGGCACATGACTTCACAGGTGGTTTGAGTATAAATGGAACTGCACTAACTGCAACAGCAACAGAAATAAACCAAGCATTAGATGGCATTAGTGCAAATGTAACATACACAAACCTTAACACTCTAACAGCAAGTTCAACAAGCAATGCTGATAGCTTACATACACACCCTGCATTGTCAAAGCAATACACAGATGGTGGTTTCACAGACCAAACAAGTGTTACAGTTACACATAACCTTGGAAGGTATCCATTAGTGCAGGTATTAGACACATCTGGATATTGGATAATACCAAACAACATTCAACACACTGACTTAAACACTTTTGTTGTAACATTCGCAAGTGCAACAAGTGGAACAATCGTGTATATTGGTTAAGGGAAGTTTTTTATATTTCCTTTATCTTTTTAATATGTGAAATATCAATTGAGAGGGATAAAAAATGGTTGATGTATATGGTAATCTTAACTTAAAGCAAAACCAAACGGAATTAATGGTTATACATAAAGGTAGTGTATTTCCTTCTTCGCCTTCACCATTAGCAGGACAATTATTTTATAGAAGTGATGAAAATAAACTTTACTTTTATGATGACACGGCTTGGACAGAAATAGGAGCTGGTGCAGGGGGAGGATTAGGAAGATATACTGAAAGCTTTACCTCACAAACAGATATTACAATCACACATAATCTTGGAGACTTAAATCCTGTTGTTCAAGTTTACGATGATAACAACGAACAAATAACTCCCGACTTAATTGATATTTTAAATAGCAACCAAGTAAGATTAATGTTTAATGTTGCTACAACTGGATTTGTTGTTGTTCATGGAGGTCAAGGAATTGATATGGGCACTACTGCTTATTATAAACAAGCTTTTACTTCAGAAACAAGCGTGACAGTTACTCACGGATTAGGTCAAAAATATGTTCAAGTTCAAGTATTTGATGATAGTGATAATTTAATAGAGCCACAAAGTGTAACTTTAGTTGATGATAACAACCTCACTGTTACTTTTGGAACTGCTACAAGTGGTTATGTTGTAGTTGCAGGGGGAACAACTGCCGCAGACCCAGTTGGCAAAGCTGACTTCCTTCCAGATACAGATAATGCTTATGATATTGGAAGCAGTAGTTATAGATGGAAAAATGCTTACTTTGCTGGAAAGCTAACTGTTGATGGTGGAATAGACCCAACTTACTTACAACTCGAACCACAAGCATCTGACCCAACTGGTAGTTTAAACAACTGCCTATGGATAGATAGCAATGATAACTTTCTTTATTTTAAAGACAATGCAGGAAATAAATTAAGGGTAATACATTTAGATAGCACAGGAAAACTTCCAGCAGTAGATGGAAGCCAATTAACTGGAATACAAGCAAGTAATCTTTATATTGATAGTTCAACAGTAGATACTAATGAATATATTAATGATGGTGGAAGTAATCTATGGACTATTGGTAATGAAATAACTTTCACACCTCCAAGTTCAAATAATATTTTATTAGCAATTAAATGTGAATGTGACTTAAAAACTGATTCTCTTAAAGCTGGAGTTCAAATTACTGTTTCAGATGGAGTAAATACTTGGAAAAACTCCTATGATATATGTAGTAGCACACTACCTGCTTATTTAAATACAAGTTCAACAACTTACGAAACAAAATCTCATACTTTCTTAATTAGTCGTTGTATAAATTCGGCTAATGGTTCAAATGCTATGGCTGGTGCATCATCATATACAATTGGTTATCATGTTGCACCAACAGGAGGTAATATAGCATATATGAAAAATGTAAAGATAACATTATATTATTTAGACGGAGCTGTTGTTACAACTGATAGCAATAAATTTACATAAAGGTGGTGTAAAATGGTAAGGAAAATAAAAGGGAGTTTGAAACTTGAACCACAAAGTGCAGAACCAACTAATCCAGAAGCTGGACAGTTGTTTTATGATAGTGATGATAATTATTTAAAAGTTTATGATGGAACTGGATTTAGAAGGGTTATAAATCTTGCTGATATAACAGAAGCACAGGGTCAGATACTTTATTATGACGGCTCACAGTGGAATGCCTTAGACCCAGGCACATCAGGGCAATTCTTAAAAACTCAAGGTGCTGGGGCAAATCCTGTTTGGGACACTGTAACAATTGGTAATACATGGCGTTTAGTAGAAGAAAGGATTATTTCAACTGCTTCTACAACAGAAGATTTTACTGGTTTAAATGGAGATAATGATGGAACTTATATGCTTGAAGGTAGAATTGTGAATGATACAGCAAGTGATTCAACTGTTTATGTAAGATTAAACCAATCAGATTGGGGTGTAAATAGACAATGTATGTGGGCTGATGGGACAAGTGTTTCAGCTCAAAGAGATACAGCAGCTGCCACATTTTCAGTGTTAGCTAATGATACTACAAGTTTTATTATACAATTTCCTTCTGTTAAAACTGGTGAACCAAGACATGCTTTTGCATATAGCCATTATGGGTCAGGCACAGGTATTAGAATCATACAGTATTATTTTCATATTACTACTCCATCCAATACAACAAACATAACTGCAGTAGGTCTTAGAAGTGATGTTACAAATGGTATTGGAGTAAATTCGGTAATAAGACTTTGGAAGAGGGTAACATGACAACTTTCATAAAAACCTATGATACAGCACAAACAGATTTAGCTATTATAACCCCTGCTACTGGAAAGAGTATTTATTTATGGCAGGTTATAGTAAAAACTGATAGTAATGTAAAACTTGACTTTGCTACATCAGGAATAAATATTGTTGATTTAACTAGTGCAGGAGAAGCAGGAGTAATGAATGTTGATAAACAGGGAGCAGTAGATGAATCTTTAACTCTAAACTGTGGTGCTGGAACAACTGTAAAAATACTATATGATGAAATTTAAGTAAGGTAAAAATGGTAAAAACAATAGGAAAAAAGGAAATCACGGAAAGCATACAGTTTACTCCTACTACTGCACCGACTCCAAGCAAAGGAAAGCTTTATTATGATAGCTCTACGAATAAATTAAAAGTATGTGAAGATGGTTCTAATTTTAAAGATATTAGTGATGTTTCAAGTGCTGACTTTAGTGCTATTAATTTAGAGATAGCTGGACAGGCAATAGAGATTATTGAACTTCAAGCAAATGCTACTATTGACCCCTTTGACCATGATACTTTGATTTCAGAAACCTTTTCAGTAGCTGGTGGTTATAATAATTATGTTAATGTAGGAAATACAACAGCACATTTTTCTACTAATAAATATCAAAAGAATTTGTCTTTAGATAATCCAAAAGATACTGATGCAACAGAATATTCAACAGGTTCAACTTCTTGGGTGCTTATGAAAACTTTTGATTTATCAGGAAACCCTTATAAAATTTATAAAGTTGGTTGTCAAGCCAAATCAGATTCAACACCACCAGGATATTTTAAATTTGTTGTAACTTATGCAGATGATAGCACAGAAACTTTAGAGCAACAAATACATACAAATAGTTATAATGTTTATTTGTGGCAATATGATTATCCCAGTGATTTAACACAGAATGTTAAAAAGGTAGAAGTTTACCTTAAAAGAGGCCAAGGAACTCAATATATAAAAGACTTAAGTCTATGGGAATATGATACTAACCCACAAATCGTAGAGATTAATTTGCCAACAATTACTGGAACAATAACTTATACACAACTAGTTGCGAATACTCCAGATAGAGAAAGTGGTGATGATGTTAAATATGATTTATATGATACAGTTGGCAATCACGATGATGATTTGGATATAAATACAAAAAATCCTTTAACAAATTGTGATGGAACAAAGATAAGTGGTGGAAAAATAAAGATAAAGCTAATCCCAAAACCAACCAATCCTACTGAAGGTTATCCGTCAATAAAATCATTTTGTTTAAAACTATGGAAGTCTTAAAATGGAAAAAATAAATCCAAAAAAAGAAAAATTAAAAAGTAAGAAAGCTTTGATAGATAATGCTACAACTCTCGAAGAGTTAAAGACTGCAATTAAAAAGGTTTTAGATTTGGAATAGTTAAAATAAAATCTCTTTCTGGCAGAGAGACGGTTTATGAGAGGTTTCAACCTTGCAATAAAACAATTATTTTTAAAAACTAAAGAACCTTTAACTATTAATAAAGACATATCTTGGGAAAATACAACAAAAGGCATTTTGAATGTTTTTGAAAAACTACAATGAATGTTTTGGATTTTTTGAAAAAACTACTTGGCTGTCAAGAGGAGAAATATAGAAAGTTAGTTGGAAAACTAAATATAGAGATAGGTAAGTTAGAAGATGATATTGAAGAATTGTTAGATGAATTAAATGAGGTAAAAATGTCAGCAGATGTTATAATTCCGGAAGATATAAAAAAGAAAGCATTAGAATTAAAAAACGAATATCCAGAGGCAAACATAATATATAAGGGTTATGTGATTAATTTAAAAACAGGTGATTTTAAACCAAGTGTAAAAGTTCAAGATTTTATACAAGTCTTACATTCCCATAGAAAGTGGATTGAAGAAAGAAACTTAACTCTTAAAAAATATTTAGAAAAATATCCAAGTCTTTCTTTTGGTGAAGTTGTTAACAAATTAATGTTTGATATATACAAGGCTTATGCACCGATTAAGAGTTATATGTATGATAAGGATTTATATGGCTTGGCAGAACAATGGGCACCAACAATAGATACTTGGTATTTGAAAAAGATGGATTGTGAAAACTCAACAATAGAGCTAATGGCTTTATTTGAAGCATCTGGTCTCGTTGGAGAGTTAAAAAACTTTTATTGGAATGTTTGTGGCATGTGTCAGTTAGGAGGACATTCAACCCTTTATTGTTGGGACTTTAAAAACAACTGCTGGAGGCATTTTGAAACAACTGTAAGAAAGGTTACTGCTTCTGATTTCTACTCACTACCAACAAATAAAGATAAAAATGATAAACTAAATATAACAAATGTTTGGTTTAGCTTCAACTCTGATGTAGCAAGGCATAAGTTTAAAACAGATGTTGATAAAGAGAGCTTCAAAAAGAAAGATAGGTTTAAAGATATTGTTATAAAATGAAATTTAAGTTAAATCTTAAATTTAAAAAAATTTTGAAAAGATTTAAGAAGTGGTTGGATAATAAATTCAACAATGGAGTTTATATTGAGATAGACCCTTTGGGAAGGGTAAAAAGAATAAGGAGGAGATAAGAATGAAAAGAAAAAAGAAAGATTTAAACTATTGGAAAAACTTAATAAATGAGATAAAAGAAACAGCAATAGAAATAAAGGATTTAGTTCTACAAGTTTATAACCTAACAGTTCAGGTTATATCATTAGTAGGACAGATAATTCCTATTGTTAGAGTGATTTTTAAGAAATTAAAATCTATAAAAGCTAGAATAAAATAAAAATTTTTTATTTTTATTAATTTTTTCAATAATTAATATACTAATTGAGATAATAATTTTACTAATTTCTATAATAATTTTCCAAACAAAAATATTTAAATGATTAATATTTTATTACATTTAGGTGATAAAATGAAAAAAGAAAAAAATGTTGGATTTGTGGCAGAACAGAAGAAGAACTTAAAAAGATATCTCATAAACTTTCTTGGACAGAAAGTGATAAAATAAGATGGGTAGAAAACAGTTATGATTGGGGAAAGGTTTTATTTTGTGAGATTTGTGCAGGGTTTGTAAACACAGAAAATGAACAACCAACTTGGTTTAAAGAAGATAGTAATTTAGAAGTAGTTAGTTATTAATTTTTTATTTCTTTTTTCTTTTATTTATTAAAAATAATATATATGTTATATAATATATTATGAATTATAAAAATATTTATAAAGTTTATTATATGATAATATTATATAATAAGATATAAATAAAAAATAAAAGGTGAGATAAGATGAGAAAAAATAAATTAAGAAAAGATAAGAAAAAAGTTGAGGTAATACAGAAATTCTTTAGAACAATTTATGATGCAAAAATACCAAAAGAAGCAGTGCCAGCTTGTTGCAGGGTTATTAATGGAATGGTTTATTGTGGCAGTAGATATTGTCGTTTAAAAAATAAATGTGGGTTTATTTAAAATGAAAAGTTGTTGGAATTGCGGAAAGAAAGAAGGTGTAAAAGAGTATGGTTGGAGGGAATTGTGTGAGGAGTGTAAGAATTATTTTGAGGTGAAAGTATGAGAGATATAAACAAACTTTGTGAGGAAAGAGTAAGTGGAATTGAGGTTAATAAAGAAGGAAAAGTTATTGCATTTAAATCATATTGTAAGGCAAGGGATTTTCAATTATTAAGAGAGTTGAGAAAGTTAAGAGAATCAAGATGATGTCAAGAAAAATACCAAAAGAGGAATATAGATTACATTTATTAGAGATGGGGTTTGATGAAGAAAAGGCAAATAAAATAATAAAAAATCTTGAAGAAAAATATACTTGGAGGTGATTATATGATAGGTGAGAAGGCAATAGTAGTTGAGTTAGATAATCAAGATGGATATGCAGAAGTAATAACAGTAGATGATTTGTATGAGATATTGGATAAAATACAAGTAGAGTTGGTTAGTTTATTTGAAGGTAATGAAGAAATAGTGGAAGAAATAAAAGAATATTTTAGAGGTGTGAAATGAAAGTAGAATTAGATAATGTGGAAATTGTAATGGATAAAGAGATAGTAAAGGCAAAGTCAGGAACAAGTGGATATGTTTATATTCCTTTAAAGTATGTTGGAAGGAAAGTAAAGATATGTGTATTAGATGAGGAAAAAACAAAGAAAGCTTAAATAATAATATAATAATATTATTTAAGTAAAAAAATAAATTCATTCCGAAGGTGAACAAAAGGAATGAGGAGGAAAAAATGGAAAAAATAAAAGGAGTTGTAAGTGCCGTTAGCCAGAAATGGGATGGCGGTATAAAAATAGGAGATGTGTGGTATAACGGAAACAAAAAGACAGCAGAGTATGTAAAGAAAGTTGAGAAAGGAGTAGAGGTTGAGCTAACAGTAGATGACAAAAATAAAATACAGTTTATTAATGTGTTAGCAGAGCCAGTAAAAGAATTGCCAGAAGAAAAAATAGAAATAGAGGAGATAGATTTAACAGGGGAAGATAAAGCAGTTGTGATTGATGCAGAGGTTAAAAAGTATGGAAAGCTAATGGAGATTTGTAAGAAAGAAACAGATAGAATATTTGGCAATGATGAGAAGTATAAAGAGTTCTTGGGACAACATTGTAATAGTTTGTTTATAGCTTTAGATAGAGTGTTAAGAGAAAAAGGAATTAAACTTTAAAGTTTGGAGGTAAAAATGCAAACAAACGGGCAATATGAAACCGGGAAAATAAAAAACATTTATTTAGAAAATTTAGGCACAGTAAATAAAAATAAAGTAACAATACAAACAGAAAAAGGGTATATAGATTTGTTTTTTAGCTACAAGACATTAGTAGGTTTTAGTGTAGCAAAAGAAGGACACCTACCAACAACAAAATGTATGAAGAATTATTGGAGTGTAACAACAGGGAAACTTCTTAATGACATAGAGCCAAACCATAAAAATAGGTTAGATAGTGAGCAGTTTAATGAGGAGTTGAATAAAGCATTTAGGGAAATTGGTTTGAATGAGAATATAAAAGTGGGGTGCTAAAAATGGCTGAAAAAATATATATTAAAAAAGTGGAAGTAGTAGATAGTATAACAAAACAACAAAAAATGATGTATGGGTTATATGATAGTATGGGTTTTATTTTTAGTGCAGAACCGACTTTAAATAAAGCAATAGATTATTGTTATAAAAATAAATGTGAATATGAAGTCGTTGAAGGGGTGTAAAAAATGGCAAGTAAATATCAATATTATAAACTAATAGAAAACGAAGCGAAAAACTTTATAGAAGAAAATAAAGAGGAATTAGAAAAATTAATTAAAGAAAATATAGAAGAAGAAGCAGAATTTATTTTTGATGAAGTGATTTATCAAGAGTGGGATTTAAATGACAAAATACACGAATATTTAGATGGAGTATGGTATGGATTTTTAAGAGAAGATGTTTTTAATGAATATAATACAGAATTTCTAACCTGTTCGGCGATTTTAGAGTTAAGTGATGAAGCAGAAACAGATACGGGGCTGTGGGAAGGGGCAGAGCCACAAGAAGCAATACAAACACAGGCATTTTTTACAGTAAAAAATGACTTGTATTTTAAAGTAGAGGAATTGATTAAAGAATTAATAGATAAAATAAAAGAGCAAAGCGAAGGGGTATAAATGGTAACTTTTTATAACCAATTAACAGCAGAAAAAAAGAGAAAAATAAGAGAGCAGTTAGAAATAGCAAGAGAAAAAAGACTAAAACAATTGGAGATTTTAGAAAGAACCTTAATTAAACCAATTAAACAACAAATAGAATTTATTAATAAAGTAAAAAAAAGTGAGA